ACTTGAGCATCAACATACGCTTTATTTGCAGCATCTGTACTTGCTGAAACTGTATCTATACCTTGTATTCTTCCTGTACCTCCTAAAACAATATCACCACCAGAAACAGTTACATCACCTGCAAAAGTTGCGTTACCATTGGTATTTGAAATTTCTAAAGCACGATTGCTTATACCGCCATATGTTATATAAAGCTGATTTCCATCATTATCTATTCTGTTTACAGAACTAGTACCAGAAGAGGTTATATAAAGATTTTGAGTATAAACATCAGTGGTAACCAATGAAGGTGCCGTAATTCCTCCTGCAAAAGTTGCATTACCACCTTCTGACATATCAAAGGTTAAAGCAGTTATACTTGAACCACCATCATTACCAAAAAATTTCAAATCGCCATCAGGTCTATTAGACACAATAAAAGCGTCATCACCACTTTTTGTAAAGGTCATAAATTGTGTTCCATTATCTTGCAATTTAATGTCTGCGCCATCTGCATCTAAAATTATGTCTGCAGCACTATCTAAAATGATACTTGCTGAAGCATTTGAAATAGTATTGTTATTAATTACAGTATTATCTATTGTTAAAAGCCCTGCAGTAACACCACCTGCAAAGGTTGCATTATTACCTGAAATAGCTATAGGTGCATCAGTCAATGTGTTGCTGTCTTGCCACATAACAACATCATTAGCAGTACCGCTACCATCAATAGAACCTGTTGCGTTTATTGTAACTGTTTGACCACTTACAGATGTTGTTACATTAGTGCCACCAGCTACAGTAAATGTTTGTGTATCCAAATCAACTGACCCTGTTCCACTATCACCAGCTATATCTAAATCTTGGGCTGTAATTTGTGCGTCTACATAAGCTTTGTTAGCCGCATCTGTAGAAGCGCTTACGGTATCAACTCCTTGTATTCTTCCTGTTCCGCCAAGTGTTATATCTCCGCCATCTACTGTAATATCACCTGAAAAACTTGCATCACCATCAACATCTAAGGTGTGTGTGGGAACTGCAAAAGGGTCTGTATTACCTATAATAACTTTTGGTTGATTTGTGCCTGTGTTATGTATAGCCATAGCACTCGCATAGTTCGTACCATTTACGCTAAAGGTCAAAGCACCTTTGTGTTCACTTCCATCAATTATTCGTGAAAAAATACCTGAATAACTTTTTACTCCATTATTAGCAGCATTGTTACCTCTAAACTCTACAACACCTAAAGTGTCATTATCTGAGGGCGCACCAGCATTTCTATACAAAACTAAATCAGGTGCAGAAGCAGCAGAAGTATCAGTACCAATCAATAAAAGATTTTCAGCAGTAGAGCCTGTTGTAGATTGTATTACTGGTGCAGAAGAACTACTAAAAACACCTGTTGTAGCTTCTAAACCACCAATTACTAAACCTGCTCTTGTATATCCTGTACCTGAAGTATTTACTGTAGTAGTAGGCTCTGTTTGTAAATCTTTAAATAAATGAAACTTTGCATCACTTGCATCTCTAAATAAACCAGCATATAGATCTAACGATCCTGAAGTATCATATACACCATAGAAACCTAAATCTACTGCGTCACTAGAAGTGTTGTCAGATCCTACAATTATAAGTGGATCTTTGACTGATAAAGTATCTGTATCGACAGTAGTTGTGGTACCCTGAACAACTAAATTACCAGTGACAGTTAAATTACCACCTAACTGCGAATTACCAGAAACTTGAAAAGCAGTGGTTGGCGATACACCAATACCTATTGCAGATGTTGATATAAACAAAGGAGTATCGTTACCAAGACCGTCTGTAATTCTTTTTGGTGTTGATGTTAAATTATCGTTGTCTGTTACTTTTAGTAAAGCGTCAAATGTTTGGCTTATAAAAGTTCCTGTTAAAGTAGTACCCATATTTATATTTTTTTATTTACGTTTTGTTTTGGTAGAACCTTTTCAATAAACGTTTTAAGTTTAACGATATTTTTTTCTTTAGGTTTATATGTTATTTTTTTCATAGAACCCAGCTATTGAAATTTTCATTTTTATCAGGATACATACCGTCATCATTTGACTCAGTATATTCAGGAAACAAAGTACTGTTTTGATTTATATAATCTAAAAACCTTCTTGTATAAAACTCTGCTTTATCACGTGAACTGTCTACAAGTGATTTTATTTCTTGCATCGAAGGAGTCTCTGAAGACTCGCTTCGATGTCTAAATACACCACCATTAGATACCTGATAAGAAGCAAACATATAATAATCACTTTGTGCAAACCATATTAACATAGGTGTTAAATATGTGTTTAACAAATTTTTATAATCTGAGTTTGCGTTATCATTGATAGTACCTCCAGTAATTAAAGTTTCTATTTTGTTATATAGCTTAGTTCCTAAATAATTTTGTATATGTATATCTTGTGCTACTTCAATAAACTGTATAAACTTATCGGCATCAACTGCTCCACCGATAATGGATTTACGCCTTAGATCATTTGTCGTTACGAACAGTGCCTTCATCTTCTTTGTTTTTAAATATGTTTTTAATTTTTTCTATTGCTGATAGCTTCTCACCAGTTTCTTCTTCTCTTTTAATCTTGGTCTGTATATTGTCTAATTCTGTAAACTCTATTGGTTGTAGCGTTACAAAGTATAAGTTTAGATCAATATTGTTGAATTCTAAGATCCTTTTAAACGCTTCTAAGAGCGTTTGTTGGAACGGTCGGATAACTATATTGTCCATAAGAATTGAAGCTGTTCTAAGCTCTTCTGCGTTATTACCAAAACCTGTATTGTCTTTTATCCCAAGTAATATTGGAGAAACAATTCTGTGACCTAACATTATTTTTTCCCTTGCTTCGTCTGCTAAAAACTGGTACTGTGCGTGAGCGTCAGGTAAATGTATAGGCTCTATATCAGCTTTACGATCAGGGTCATCGTTAAAGGCAAGAATGAACTTGCCAGAATTTGACGTTCCTCCAAACTTATCTTGGATTTTTCTTTCTATTAATTGCTGTGCTTCTTCATCAGGAACACCGTTATTAAAGTTGATTAACAAAGATGGTTGTAAACCATTTTTTATGTTGTTTATGTGGTAATTGCTTACCTCTTCTTCAAGCGAGCAATACTGTAAACAACCGTGATAATCTACAGGTGCATAGTAATAAAAACCAGGTCTATATGGTCTTACTACATATATTTCTCTTAGATCAGTTTTAGCACCAAAACCGTATGAAGGTATCCTTTTAGGTTTATCAGAGGGCTTTATTTCAGACCACTTTGGGTGATAATAATATGCTTTTATTTTACCTTCTTTAGTTTTCTCTGCCCTCAAAGTTTCCATAGGGAAATGTACTAGGTTCGTTATCTTAGTTTTTGATCTATTATAAACAACTTGAATTGATGCTTGTCCTAACAACTTAAAATCATTTACAATTTTTCTAACTTGGTCCGCTTTCAATAGCTGTTTCATTTCTGCATACATCTCAGGTTTTTCGTCACTGTCTGTAGCGTCAATACCTTTTCCATATATCATATCTACAATACCGTTTACACAACAAGAGTTGGTTGGGCTGCTTAGATATAATTGTATTAAGTTGTTAAAGTAGTCGTTGTTTTCTCCATAGTCTATCCAATCATTTTTATAATCTTCTTTGACCTCTGGTATTGTGTAGCCTTGAAGATTAACTACTCGAATATTGTTGTTATATGTTTTTTTTCTTGCCATATTATATTGTTATATATTTTTGACCCGCAGCTTCTGCACTGTGCTCTGTATATTTACCAGTGTTTATTGTGTGTGGTATAGACCTGTCTGTTTGTGCTGTGCAATATGCCTTAGTCCTAAATAATAGGTTGTTTGATCTTGTAAGCTCTAACAAATATATTTTACCCTCTGATAGTATTGAAAAAGTACAAGGTATATCAATAAAGTTACCGTTGTATGTTGAGGTTAAGTTTGTTAATGTCTCTGTTTTTCTCGTACCATCTTCTGTTATTACTAAACTAACATTGCTGTCAGCTTTGTAAGATCTTGGTACAATTCTAATTGTTTGAGAACTTGTTACAGGTTGTAATACTATCATATTAAGATAATCAAATTACAACAAATGTGTTTATAAAAAAAGCCCTGCGTAACAGGGCTTTCTTACAAAACTTATGAAAAATCACTAATTACCTCCGCCTGGTATACCAGATTGGTCATCATCTACATCTACGTCAGCTACTGCACCTGGTACAACAGATACGTTTGACGCAGAGCCACCATTATTGCTAAATGATAACTGCGTGTCTGTTTCTGCCGAAATATCACAAAAATTAGCAGGAGCTCTTTCTTGACCTGTAAAAGTCAATGTGTACCCACTTAAATCTCCCATACCTGCACCTGAAGAAATAGTTCCTCCAGTTACATCCATTCCGTGCTCTAAACCTGCCATAAAGTAATTATCATTGTTGTCTTTGATAATTATGTGTGGTCTAGCAAATGAGATTAATTTTAATTCTTTGTGATCTTTTGGTGTTAGTTTTGGTAAAACCAAAGTTAGAGTTTGTTCAAAGAACGTACCTCCTGTGTCTGTTGAAGAAGTAACGGTTTGCTCTAAATTGGAGTTGCCTTTAAGATCATATCTGTAAGCTGTGTTACTGCCTGAAATTGCAGCAACATTGTCTTCAGTACCTGAAGTGGTATTCATAACCACGCCATCCATACCATAATCAATAAAGTATACTGCCTTCAATCCACCTACAGAGTCTTTACAAGGTCTTTGTCTTCCTTTTGTTAAATCACAACTCATATTTATTATTTTTATAAGGGGGCTCACACGCCCCCTTGATTAAACATTATTAAGCGTATAATACGATATCAGATCCGATTCCGTGTTGTACGCCAGCACTACCTCTTAATACCACTCTAACGTTTTGACTTCCGTCAATGTCAGCCATATCAATTAGCTTAACTTCTTGCCAGTCATTCAATAAACCAGTTCCAAAGAATAGGTTTGAAGATTGTGCAGCAACCATTTTGTCATCTCCTAATCCAGGAGCTGTAAATAATGGAATGCCTTGGAAGTTCATTTCAGTTTGTCCAACGTGAAATAACTCTCTATAACCTAAAGCTGCTTGTGCTTGAATATAAAACTTAGCTGCACTTGTTGGAATATAGATTCTTAAATCTTCTTTACCGTAAACTCCAGATGGAATTTTATCTACTACTTTACCTAACTCAGCAATAATGTTAGCTGCTGATAGTCCACCACCTACTGCCGCTTGGTCAATAACGTCACCGTCTGCTGCTAGTAATGCTTGGAAACCATTAAATTCACCTGCGTTAGCAGTTGCTCCTTGCCAAATGTTTTGCTCAACTTTTTGAGCTACTTTAGCTGCAACCTGTGCAATTAAGAAATCAGAAAATTTACCAGGTAGATTATCGTATTGGCTAAAGCCCATAGATTGTGCATCCCAGTCTTGTCTGAAATCTTTTTTACATAACTGTAGGTTTACTTGAAATTCCTCTGGTTGTAAAATTCTTTCTGTTAATGTTACATTAGAAGTAGGATCAAAGTCACAAGACGCATCTTTTAAAATGTCATTCATTGACAGCTTTTTAATTACTTCTTTAAATTTAATATTGGGTTTAATTGTAACCCCTCCGTTTGATAACGTTTCACCACTTAGTAAAGCTGCTGCTATATACTCACCAGCAAATTCGCCTGCGTAAGTAGTTGTTATCGAAGTTGTAGTCGCCATATCTTTTCTATTTTTATATTTTAATTATTAACTTGGATCAGTAGCTGTAATAGAACCTGCTGAGTTTCCGATACCCCAAACATACCATTTGTTACCGTCTGACCACATATCAACAAAGTCACCAACAGATTCTGCTGATGCAACAAAGTTAATTTGATCTTCTCCAGAAGCTGCTACACTTGCTCCATTTACTACTAATATACCATCTATATTATCTCCCTCTGCACTATCAATTACATAGTTTGATGTATCAAAAGCATTTGCTACAACAAATCTAAAATTTAGTCCAGATTCTACTGCTGGTAAAGTAACTACTACTCCTGCACTCGCTGCAAGCTCGTACCATTTACCACTATCTGCTGCTGTAAGCGTAACTGCTGCTGATACTGAATCAACATCATTTTTAATTCTTACAACATCATTATTTACGTGTGTTAAAACTGCCATAATTATTTATTTTTATTTACTATTGTTTCCATTACTCTATCAAGAGTAGATAATTTTCTATTTTGTCCAAATAGGACTTTTCTTTTTGTACCTACTTGTACTTCTGGATCGTGAGCTAAAGGCTCTACGACTGGTTCTTGTGCTGAAAGCTCTTGCTTTTCTTCAGAAACCTCTTCTTTATTTTCTTCAGAAGATAATTCTTCAGGAACATCTTGAGCTTCTTCGCTTGATAATTTAGAAATCATTGCTTTGACTTCTGCCATAGCTTTTGCTAGATCTTCTTTGGTGGCATACTTAGCCATCATATCATCACCAGCTTCATCTTCCATTCTTTTATTTTTCTTCTTATCATCCATACCGTATCCAGCTTCTACTTCCTCTTCTAGTTCAACTTTCTCTTGAACTTCTGAGTTTTCTTTTTGCTCGCTAAGAGCAATTTCTTCATTTACTTCTACATCTGTAGAGTCTTTGATTTCATCATCTGACTCAACTTCTGTATTTAGAAGGACATTTTTGAATTTGTCTACTATTTCACTTGCTTTCATAACTATATATATATTAGGTTTATCATTATTTATTTACCTTGTTGTATTTTTAAATTTTACCAATACCTTGATTAATTAAATTACCCTTACAACATTTTGTTGAATATGTTTTACCGTCATCACATAAACAAGCCCTACGTGAAGACTTTGGGCTTGTTCTACTTGGTGTCTTAAATGGTTTTTTTATCATTTGTTCTTTGGATGTTTAGATGGTAATAAATCATAATCAGTTGTGTATTTAGGATTTTGTGGTCTACCATTTTTCACCAAATACATAAATGCGTTGACTCTTGCGTGTGCCCATTGTGAAGGCGACTTTACTCTTGGGGAATGGCTTGTGTTAAATGCACCAAGACCTCTTTGAAAGACTGATGCAAGCATTCCAACAGTAACACCATAACCAAGTTTTTGTTTATATTTTTTGTTAAATTCATCTGCTTTTTTTTGTAAAGATGCTCTGTCTTTTGCAGATACTTTTGCACCTGTTTTGCCTTTTGCAGATCCTTTAGCACTTCCTTTACCTTTTGGGTTTTTATTAGGTGTTTTTGATTCAGGAGCTTTTGGGCTTTTTCTTATACCACCTCTAGGACCAACTTCAGCTAACATATGTTTCTCGCAAGGCATATACCAAGTCTTACCTTCAAACTCGTGTACGTGAAAACCTTTACAGCCTATATTTTTAGCCATTTCTTCTGCCTTTTCTTTTGTAGAGTAAGCTAATCTATCATCTATAATAGCAAAATCATCATCAATCGGGATTGATTTAAGCTTTAACTCGCCTAGTTCTCTTAGTTTACCTCTTGACCAGTTTAAACCAGCTTTACCACCCCATAATAAATAAGAAATAGTTCCGCAAGCCTTTGTGTCGCCTGCATCATAATAAGTTTCTGCTCTACTTAAATAAGAATACATTCTTTTAATTGTTGAGACTGAAAGCTTGGCACCCCTACTGAGTTGCTGAGCTCTTACTTTGCCCACGCTTGTTGCACATTTGTTTTTAACCTTCTTATTGAGTTCGATACCCCTTTTTGCATTGTTTCTGACACCAGAACCATAATCATTATATGTTTTTAACTTGACAGTTAAAGCATCTGTAAGCTCTTCAATCATAGAAAGTGCTTCTTCTTCCTCTTCTTGTAATTTTAACGCATCTACAAAGTGCCCTTCAATAGAAAAACCTTTTACTTTACCTGTTTTTACATAATTTTGCCAAATTTCATCATTATTTACCTTCATAGAAACCATCCAAGTACCTACAGGTAAATTAAAACCATATTTTCTTGATTTGTCTTGTTTTTCGTCTTCAATAATCCAAGACTCAACCACAGATAAACCGTTTAGATCTATTTTGTGCTCTAAACTGCTGTTATTTTGATTACCTTTTGTTAAAAAGAGCTCTGAAGCTCTTTTTACAGTATCTTCACTGAAATAAATAAAATATTCTTGGTCTTCAAACTTCCTGTATATTTTTTTATCAGGAATTAGTGCTGGACCCATAATAATTTTCTTTTCTTTATCTACTTCAGCTAATTTGACCTCTTGTGATTGTAAAGCAATAAATTCTTCTTCTATAGCAGGGTCGTCTACTATAGATATTGCTTGTATTCCTGTGATCTCGCTATCTTCATCTAAAACGAGCTCTATTATTTTGAAACTATCCATATTAAGTAAATCTTTTTTATATTATTTTGTTTTAATTAATTTTAGAACTATTTATAATGTTTCTATCTAATGCAAGTCCTGTTCTGACATCACCACTTACAACAAAAGCTCTAATAGGTTCCCCTGTTCTTTGTGCAATAACTTGTGCTAACTGAAACTGCTGACCCGTACCTACTATGTTGAATGCAGGGTCTGTAGGACCAAATCCTGATCCACCACCACTACCACCAAAACCAGAACTTGACGGTGCAGCACTTGGTACAAATTTTGTTCTTCTAATTGCATCAACTTGTTTTAATCCAAAGGCTGTTGCTGTGGCTGCCGCAGCTATAGCAAGAGGTAAAGCTGCTGGACCTAAAAACTTCATACCTTTAATGGTACCAAAAGCATCAACAGCACTTTCTGCCGTACCAATAAGAGCTGAAGCTATTGCTGCTGCTTTTTGTGCTTTAAAAGCTTTTTCAGCTAACTCGTCTCTTTTTTCTTGCAATGCAACTTCATTGTTTTCAATTTGTTTATTAATTGCTATTCTTTCTTCTTTTGATAAATTTTCATTCCTTAATCTTTTTTTTAATTGATTATTAAGTAAAGTTGTTTTTCTCTCTTCTTG